CTCCGAGCCTGTTTCTCGCGGGCGCGGGCGAAAATCCTACGAGGGTTCAATTACTTTCCTGGCCGAGGAATGGAAGAACATCATAGCGGCAAGCCCGAACAAGGAGCCGCTAGATGTTGCCCCATTCACGATCTCTATAAAGTGGATTGACATAAACGGTCTTTTGCAAGAATGTAAATTACTATTTGTAGAGTTTACAGAGCACGGATATGATATGTCCGAGGGGGACACAATGGTAGAAGTAGAAGTGCCTCTGATAATCGGAAAAATTGAAACACCTGTTGTAATCTAAAAAATATGGAAAACACAAACCTAGATAGTTTAGCGAAAGAAAAGGGCGCGATTCTAAAAATAGAAGTCGAAGACAAGATTGGGTACTTCAAATATCCAAACAGGTACGTTGTAGGCTTGTTTCTTGCGCAGCTTGAAGATAACAGAGTGCAAGCATTAGAGACGCTCTTAAACGGCACGATAATAGAAAGCGTCTCTACCTTGGACCTATCAAATGACGAATACTTTTACGCAGCAATGAATAATGCGCAGAAGTTGATCGATCATATTAACAACAATAAAAAAAAATCGACGTCAACACTCTTGTAAAAAAATACAAGAGGGCAGTAAATAAATCGCAGGTTTTGCAAATGGACGCAAGGCTTGCGTTTTATTTGAAGATAGATCCCACAAAACTTAGTGACGAAGAATGGGCATTAAAGGTGGCGCAGTTAGAGTTTGTAATTACAAAAGATAAGCCAGTTAAATGAGCGAAACGGTAAGATATAATCTTCTAATAAACGATGAAATTTCGGATCGATTAGCAAAGATTGATGCAAATTTCAGGTCGCTAGAAGGCACAATAAATCAGACAAACAACAGACTTTCGAGTATCGGCAAAACGTCTGCCATATCAGCGTTGGCCTCAACTGCTAACGCTGCGTTTACCGCTGGACGTGAGATTTGGGGCATGGCAGAGGCGCACGTAAAAACTGCCGGATCCATGCAATCTTCTATGTCAGCATTAAAGGTCGCATCCGGCTCTACTTACGAGTTTGGCCAAAACACGAAGTTTCTAACCAAAGCTATAGACGATTTTAGCCTACCGATAGAATCAGCAACCCGTGGATTCAAACAGTGGACAGCTGCAACAATGAACTCTAAACTAAAAGGAGATACAGCGCGCCAAGTTTTCGAGGATATTTCAGTAGCTACGTCTTCGATGGGCGTTGATGCAGAAGCTACGGAGGGTATTTTTCTTGCGATGTCTCAAATGATGTCAAAGGGTTCAATACAGGCCGAGGAGTTACGCGGCCAGCTAGGAGAAAGGCTTCCGGGAGCATTTTCTATAATGGCAAAGACGGTTGGCGTATCTGAGAAAAAGTTAGGGGAGATGATGCAAAAGGGGGAGCTTCTTTCAGAGGAAGTTCTACCGAAGTTTGCCGCAACTTTACGTGAGCAGTTTGGCGGTGGACTAAAAGACTCAGCAAACAACATAAACACGGTACTTACGAGACTAGACAATTTGCGCGTAAAAGGAATTATGGCATTAACGCCGCACATCACAGAGTTTCTTTTAAAGATTGAACAGATAGCAAACTATGTGCAGTCGCTAAACTTCGAACCGTTTATGGATTTGGCAAAAAGTTGGATGCAAACATTTACTCCTGTTTTAGACTCGATAAGTCGATTAACAGGTGGTATTTCGGGCTTGTCTACAACATTCAAGGTGCTAGCAACTGTATTGCAAACTTTTTCAATACCAATGAAGCTTACAATGATGGCGTTTCAAAATTTGCTTATCATAATAGAAGCGATCGCGAATGTTTCAGAGGCTTTGTTTAATAAAGAGTTTTCAAAAATACCTGACATTCTGAAAGAGCAAGCTGTACGGATGAAAGATAGCTACGCAGACACGTTTAAGAGTATTAAAGATGGTTATAAAGATATTTGGACAGATGCGCCAAGGGAGAATGCAGACACATTTACGGCTGCAATAAAAGGAGGTAGTAGGTTAAGAGAAATGTTAACTGGAGAAAAGAACAAAAAAGCCTCTTTAAAGCCAACGTCTGGAATTGCCTCTGACGGTAATTTAAAAGAAGCAAATGCAAATATTTCAGGATCAAATACGCGGAATATTAGTATAAATATTCAAAATCTTATCGGGCAAAACACGAATAACATTAAGAGGGATGGAGAACAACAAGAGTTGGACGGGTTCACAAAAAAACTACTCATGGCCTTGCAGCAAGAAATAGTAAATGTAAACTTACAGTATGTCTGAGTTAAACATAAGCATACCGCAGCCACTTGTGCCGCCAAATCTAAAGTCGATTCAGCTTTCTGCTCGAACAACAGGGTTGAACTTTGTAAAGGCAAAGGTTCTTTCGTTTAGACTTTCTCCGAACGACAACGTAGCTCAGAGTAGGGCAGATACAGAGATAAAGGAAATATCTGCACTGCAAACTAACACACCGCTTCGTACGAGTTCGCAAATCGGGAACAAAAAAATAGGGCAGTTTATAATAAAGACGAATGAAAATGTGCAGATAGGAACCGAAAGGACAAGCTTCGAAAACGGTGAAGGGTATATTATTTTAGAGACCGCTATAGGCTCTATTTCACAAGACAGGACGATTATTACTACAGCGATACAAGGGCGCAACGGGACTGTAAAAGAGTACATTTCTGACGGAGATTTTAAAATAACAATAACCGGAAAAATTGTTGATTCAGAGAATCGATTACCAAACGATCAGCTTTCTGATATTGCAAATATTTTCAAAGCGCAAAACGAAATAGTAATCGTATCAGACTTTCTGTTTAATTTCGATATTAAAAACGTTGTCGTAAAAAGCTATAGCATCGATCAGGTTGAAGGCGCTGACAATCTGTATACATTTTCTTTAGAGCTCCTTTCAGATGATGCAATAGAGCTAAAACTAGGTATAATCGATGCTTAGATTAAGTAGTAAAATAACGTTCAACCAAGGCACGAGTAGGCAGCTAGTCTACACGTTTGCGAACGAAGTTTCTTTAACCAAGAGCTGGTCTAAGATTACGGACACTGCAAAGATTGTTATACCTAAAAAAATCGAGACAGACGGTAAACCTATCGCGATCGGCGAAGACTCTATTTTTAAGCGCGGAGATACTGTAAAAATAGAACTAGGGTATGACGATAATTTGAAAGTGGTATTTGATGGTTTTGTTTCTCGCGTGTTCGTTAAGATGCCTATTATAATCGAATGTGAAGATAAAATGTACTCATTAAAATCTAAGATTAGCCCTAACCTTTCTTTCGAATCCGTAGATACAAAAACGCTTATAAAAAACATGGGAGTTGGCGTAGCTTACAACGTAAACGAAAATCAAAATCTGGGAAAGGTACGAGTTAGTAATAACGCAAGTGTGGCGCAAGTTTTAGACTTTCTTCGCAAAGAATATTCTATCTACTCATATTTTTCGTCCGATGTTTTGCAGATCGGTAGGCCTTACTACAAAAGCAATCCTAAACAATTTGTGTTTGGAAACGAAAAAAACATAATTGAAAACAGGTTAGAATACGTCAATGAAGATGACCAAAAGGTAAAGGTAAGGGCGTACGGAATAAGGACAGAAGACAACAAGCTGATAGAGGCGTTCTATCCATCAAAGGATTCCGAAGGCGAACAGCACCAAATAAAAATCGATAATCTTGGAAACGCAGACGCGTATAATATGCTTGCAAAAAGGCACTACGAAGCGCAAAAGTATACAGGATACAGAGGTTCGTTTACAACGTTTGGAGCACCAGCTGTAGAGCACGGAGATATTGTAGTTTTGCAGTCGGAAAAAATACCAGAAATGAACGAAAAAAAGTATCTTGTAAAACAGGTAGATTTACGTTTCGGGATAAATGGTTACAGACAGGAAATAACTTTAGACAGAGTTGTAGAATGAGTGATATAGCAGAGGCAATACGTAAGATAGTAAACGGTACAAAAATACACGATAAAGCTATTATAGGGACAGTAAATAAAGTGTCCGGCGTATTCTGTGACATAACGCCTGAGGACGGCACAGCAGACCTAAAAGGTATACGTTTATGCGCAGAAGATAGTAGCACTGTGTTTATTGTTGTTCCAAAAATTGGATCCAAGGTTTATGTTTCATTAGAGACGGAAACGGAAGGTATTGTAACTGGATTTTCGGAAGTAGATTCGATACAGCTACGAGGGGACGCGCATAACGGATTAGTAAAGGTTGCAGAACTTGTGAATAGACTGAATCTTATTGAGAGTAATTTTAACGCTTTTGTGGCCGCGTTTAATGCTCTTGTTACGGTCTATTCTGCACATTTTCATATACCAGGGGGCCCGCCACCATTAACCCAGGGGGTTCCGTTTACTACTGTTTTAGTACCAACACAACAAATAATGATAGAGAATACAAAAGTGAAACATGGTTGATTTTTTAATAGACGAAGAAACAGGAGATCTGCTAATAAAAAACAACGATCTAGCTATTGGAGATTCAAACCCTCAAACGGTGCAAGATATTCTTCAAACGGTCCCTGGTGAATATAAATTTTATCCTTACGTTGGATGTGATATTTGGAGATTCTTGAACGGATCGGCAACTTTGGACGAAATAAAAAATACGGTTAAAAAGCAGCTTGAAATACAAAAGTTCACCGTTTTTGATGTTGTAATAGAGACTAATAATTCGCAAATAAACATTATGCCGGTCTGTGAAAGAGTATAAGGTAAGAGATAATGAAGATTTATTTAGGATAGCTACAGAGCTTTACGGAAGCCCTTCTTACGCGTTCCGGTTAGCAAGCGAAAACGGAATAGAAATAAATTCAGAGCTGCCGAAAACATTGCAGTATAGCGATACAGCAAAGAACGATGTCCTTTCTCCTTTTGTAATTCAAAATAGCGTTTCAAACTTATCGCAAACTTACGTAGCCCTCGAAAATCAAACGATCTTTGATGTTATGCTAATGTCGGTCGGAGAATTTGGTTCTATTGTAGGATTTATAAGGAACTCTACAATAGATAGCATAAATCAAGAAATTAAAAATTCTGACAGGTTTGTTTACATTGATACGAAAAATAAAGTAAAAACGTATCTAAAAATAACCGGTAGAACATTCTCTACAAAAACAAAAGAGCAAAGAAGTCAAGAGTTCGACAATTCATTCGTAGATATTCAATTTTCATAAAAATGGCAACAATAGTATTTAAAAAAGTTAGTGGCGGTAGTCAAGTTGCGGTAACTCCAGGGCTTACGCAGTTTATAGCGAACTATCCGGTAAGGTTTACATACACTAGCGCAACATCGCTAGACATGTTTGTTTTAGACAAATACTTCATAACAGTAACAACAGCGGATACGGTAACAATAAATGGTTCTGTATATGCTGGGTTGTTTTCTGATCTTGCAAGTAATTTGATAACATCGGTTTTTCCTAGTGCTACTACTCTTACAGACTCGGGAATAGTAGCATTGACAAATAGAGCTGATACACTTGTTATGCTTGGAGACTCTTACACAGCTCTGCACAAGGGCGGCTCAGGATCTGGTGTTACTTCTCCTTCTACAGGTTTTTTTAACTGGGCAAATACGCGACTTGGTAAGCGTTTTAATATTCTTAATTATGCCGGCGTTGGCGGCGAAACAACAACGCAAATACTTGCAAGGTTTCAGGAAAACGTATTAGATGTAAACCCAGGATGGGCGTTTATTCAGGGAGGCATAAACGATGTTAACGGTAGCGTTTCCGCATCTACTATTTACAACAACCTTACGCAAATGTTCGACAGGTCGATAGCGCAAGGGATAAAGGTAATAGGCATGACTATTCCGTTGGTGCCGGTTTTCGGAACCGCTACACTTCGTAATGTTGCGCACGAAGTAAATGCGAATCTGAAAAAATATGCTCGAACAAAAGCTAATTTTATCCTGATAGACTCTAACATTCTTGCGGATGAAACAACAGGATTACTTACGTCAACGTATGTAAAGGCAGATAATACGCATCTTAATTTGCTTGGGTGTGCCTATCTTGGAGACTTCATATTTCAGGTTCTTGACCCAATTGTGCCGAAACAATTAGATCCCCTACCTACTTCTGCAAACGAAACATACGATAATAACACAACAGGAGGGGCGTATACGAACATGCTTCCTAATGGGATGCTTACTGGTAACGTGTCAGGTTTGTGTACTGGATGGGCTCCAAACGTTGTTTTTAAGACTGGTGGAGCAAGTTGTGTGCTAGGAGTAGACTACACTCAAAGTAAAGTTGCAAACTTAGATCCAGTTAATAGGAAGTTTAGAAATTTTTCTTGGCAGCAATTTACAGCACTAACATCAAACGGAGATGAAAAAAGATTTAGTTTTAGAATATCTCCATCTAACGGAATAAACAGTAGGTTCTCCGTTGGGGATTGGGTTTACGCGGAGTGTGAATATGAAGTAGACGACAACATAGTTTCTTTAAGCGAGTTACATTTATCGCTAATAACAATCGGTGGAGCTGCGCCGTCTTCAATAGATATGTTTACAAATGGAACCGTAGACGGTGCTTATCCGGCAAACAATACAGTGTATACAATTAAGTCCGGTGTTCTAAGAACAATACCGATCCAATATTCGGCAAGTATAACACAAATATACCCAGAGTTTCGATGCAGGCTTGTGTCTGGAACTTTTAGGATTGGTCGTTTTGCTGTTAGAAAAGCAACGCCAGTAACGGTAGGAGCATTAACTATTTTTAACTACTAACATGGCAATAAAAACAAGGTCTGATTTACTTGTTCAAGTATCTGTATTGCTACCGGATAACACTACGGAAGAAATAGAAGCAGAAGACGTTCGAGTAAATTTTTTTGACACAATAGATTCTTTTGTGTCAAAAAAAGGAGACACAGGAATAGAGGGTAAAATTTCTTATGCTACTGTAGTCTCTATTTCTGATCAAAAGGATATTGTGCATAAGAAGTATGTAGACGATGCGGATGAACTTGTTTGGCACAAGGCTGGCGACACACTTATGTCAAGGGGCTATATTGGCAGCTCAAATGCCATCGGCTTTGACTTTTGGCAAAACTCTGGTAGTGTTGGTGGGCTTGCTGACAATACTGGTAACTTTTATTTTGGAAGAAATAGTGAAATAGCAAATACTAGGGTTTCAGTGAATGGAGGCGGTGCAACTTCTGCAACATTTTCGCAGCAGTGGGCGAACAGCAGCGGAACAGTTTATGCGTACGCTCGTGATGACGGCAGATTTGGAGCAAACAGATACGAAATTGCTGGATTAGATTTTGCAAGATTCAACAATACGCTTGGTAATTTTCTTCTTGGCAATACAACGCTTGCGGACACGGAAGGAACTAACAACTTAGTGTTTGGTCGTGTGCCGCTTGCGGCTATTGGAGCATACACACGATCGTTTATTTGCTGTTTTGGAAACGGGGCGTTTAATGTTTTGCAAACATCTTCTGGAAATACTGGATTTGGGTTTAGAGTTGGATTTAACACAACAACAGGTAGTAGGAACACATACATAGGAGATCAGGCGGGGCTAAGTAATGTTACCGGATCGGATCAAATAAGCCTTGGTAGGTTGGCTGGGGCAGATTCTGCGGCTACAGGTATAAATCAAATCGTAGCGATAGGAAACAGTAGTGTTGTTAGACAAGCAAACACGCTTGTTGCAGGTTCAAATTCTCATGTATTAAGTAGAATTGTTTTTGGGCGTGGGGAGTCCTTTACGAATGTTTTTGAAAACACAGTTATAACAGCTCATTTACCTTCCAACATTTCTAATCAAAATGCAGGAGGAAGTATACAGCTTGCACCAACGCCGGCACGTGGAACCGGAATAGCTGGCAATGTAGAGCTAATGTATTCGCCACAGGTTGCTTCTGGTACCACATTGCAGTCGTATGTTTCTGCTATGCTGGTACAAGGATCAACAGGTAATGTAGGATTGTGGGGTAGTAGTTTTGGTAACGGTAGCAAGGTTGTTTTTGTCGCTAATGCAACAACAGATAGCAGTGCTGCTCCTGTTGGTGGGGCTATCTTACAAGCAAAGGCTGGGGCGTTTTTTGCAAGAACAACAAGTAACGATTTTGTGTGTTTTGCCGGGAAATCAGTAACTACACCTACTTCATACAATCACAATATTGGAGAAACAACAATAGTATTCAATGGTGGCGTTGGGCAAACAATTACTCCGGCAACAAGTTTTGGAAAGAATACTTTTTTATTTATCATAAACGCAACCGGGAATCCTGTATCAGTTACAGGATTTGGTAACATCCAAGGTGGCAAGACAATGATTCTACACGATGATGGTACAACAATAAGACAAATAACTTTGTAACTAAAATAAATTAAATATGATACAGAATAATTTAGAGGTAAGTTTGTTATTAAAGATAGAGTATAC